ACAGGAATAGATTTAAGGTTAATCCAGATAGATACCCTCGCCAGAGCATTTGGCGGCGGCAACGAGAACGATAGCCAGGACATGGGTGCATTTATCCATAACTGCGGACGGGTGCAAAGGAATCTGGACTGCGCCATGATGCCTTTGCATCACTCTGGCAAGGACTCCACCAAAGGATTGCGCGGTCACAGTAGCTTGCTTGGCGCAGTCGATACCCAGATAGAACTACAGAAGTTACAGGTGGACGAGCCAAAGGATGGCGTAGCAGGCAGAGGAATCATCACGATAAGTAAGCAAAAGGACGGCCAGGACAACCTCAAATTTGGCTTTGAAATGATCCATATTGACATCAGCGGAGGTCTGAACCTTGCCGACTCAACCTCGCTAGGTGTTAGGGAGTATCAGCAAATTATTGATGAACAGCACAAGAAGGCTAAGGTTCCACCACCAAGAACTGGGGCTGGTGGTGTCCAAAAGGTGTCACTGGACGCGCTCCATAAGGCAATTTCAGAGCACGGTGAGATGCGACTAATTGACGGAAAGCGCAATAAAGCTATCCTGGTGGAGCAGTGGCGGCAAGCGTTTGAAGCCGCCCAGACCGACAAAGCAGGCATCAAAAAGCGGTTTAACAGGTGCTTAGTTAGCCTCCAAAACGCCAAAAAGGTTGAGGTTTTCGATCCCTTTGTTTGGGTTATTTTCAGCGATGATGGTCAAAATGGTGGCGACTTTTAGGGCGTTCTATTGCTTACGGATTTGGATACGGACAAATGGAGGGCAAATGGGAGGATCAGAGGGAAAACACTAAAATGGGACAAATGGACAAATGGGACAAATGGAGGGCAAATGGACGGACAAATGGAGGAAATATGGAAAAAGCAAAGATTTGGCGGGAATGGGGCAAATGGAGAGCGTATGTCTTGATATACGCTCCCATTTGTACCACCGCCTAATGCCCGAATAGGAGAACCAAGTGGCAACAAATAAACGTAAAACATTGGCGGTGAACCCGCTAGCAATGCCAGCATTTCCAGCGGACAAGTTCGAGGTGTTCAAAAACGCTGTGATGGTGGAACTTGCAAACCGCAAGAATATCCATGATGGCAAGTGGGGTATTGATAGGCTGGTCTGGTTGGTGGATAGCGAGTTGCGGGAAAAGGTCTGGGCGCAACTGGAGCGCGTTTGGCAGGCACAGGAATCCAGGGACGATCAGAAGCTGGACAAAGCGGTCAAAGGAATGTGCAAGGCGTACCAGGCGATGGAGGATTGGGCAGCCGCTAACGGAGTAAGCGAACTGCCTGACGTGCGCCAGATCGAGCACCAGCAACCCGATGGCACGGTTTTCGTTGTCGTGCCAGATGAACACGCCAAGCGCCTCTACCTCCAGCAGTGGCCTGGTGCAGCGGATAGGGTTGTCTGGACAATGGCTGAAATTGCCATAATCGTCAGCAAGCAGGCAGCGGGACAGATTAACGAGATCAAGCGGCTGTGGCCCGATAGTCAATTGGTTAAGGTCGGTGGGCCAAGTGGGTTCGATGATATGGAGAATGACCTGGATATGAAACCCAATACCCTGCCCAAGTTGTTCGATACCAAAGCGTTTGTGAGGTAGCGATGCCAAGACCTTGCAAAATTGATACCGTTTGGTTTAAGCGCAGGATAGGTAACGCTGAACGCAAAATATTGTTAGCGGCAGGACAAGGCGATCTAAGTCTAGGCTGGCATCACCTACTGGAAACCTATCAAAATTTATGGGAACGAGGATACAGGCCTACAGGCGACTTAAATGATTTCCTAGTACCTATGTACCCTAGCGAATTAAAGTCGGCTACAGACTCATCTGACGCGAAATAGAGGTATGTTTGTAACTTTCAGTTGGTTCCGGTGAATTGCCAACAGATTAGAGTAAAAATACTTTGACCAACTGGTAAAACTTTTACCAAATGGTAAAACTTTTGCTGGTGCGCTGGTGGCTAGATTGTCGCTTCGGGCCACGTTCGGCGACATTGTCATCCTAGGACAAGTACGGCGACAAAGCACCATCTGACCCTTTCTTACTTTTCTTTCCCCGCGCCGCGCCGCCGAGCTGACCAGTGCCGAGTTATCCACAGGCCGAGCGGCCAGCTGCCCGAATCCATCCACAAAATTCTGTGCATAACTCGGCTCTGGTCAATCTGCCTGTGGATATCTTGTGGACAAGTACGAATAAACTTAACATAATGGTCATCGTATTAAGTAGACTTTTGTTGCTAAAAAACAAATGTTAAATGAAATCAAAGACTTACGAACGTTATCCACAGTATCCACAGATGCCTGTGGATAACTTCTGACTTTTTGGATGGGGGGGAGGGGGTCGGCCTCGGCTGCTGCAATTGTGGGTACATCCTCCCCCCTTAAAAAGCGAAACTGACTAAAATGCCCGTCAACCGACTTCCCGAAAGGAAAAAAGTGGAAAACGAAACTCTCCCAGAAACCCTCTCCCCTCTCCCCGAACCCGCCAAACCCAGGCGCGGCAGACCCAAGGGGTCGGGCAAGATGACAATCCAGCGGTACGCTGCCAATCCCCCGAGCCTGCCTAAGACGGATTACCAGCGGATCAAGGAGCTGCGGGAGTTGATGATTCACTCTGGCGGGAAGGACGTGGCGCAGAAGGTGATTCAGATTGCCTTGGACGACAACCACCCTGGTCAGATGGTGGCCTTGAAGATGTGCATAGACAGGACATTGCCGGTGAGTATGTTTGAGAAGGACAAGCACCAAAGGAGCGCGGTGACAATTAATATTACGGGGCTAGGCCAGGAGCCTACTGTGCTGGAGGCCATTGATGTCTAAAGTAATTATTGGCGATGCCACACTATATCTTGGCGACTGCATGGACATATTGCCTACGCTAGATAAGGTGGATGCGGTGATTACTGACCCGCCTTATGGGATTGGTGCTAGTTCAAAGAAATTTGTAAATGGCACAAGTAAAACAAATAAAGATTACTACGCCAATGTTTGTTGGGATACAGCTCCCCCTTCAAAAGAGTTAATTGATTTGATTGTCAGCAAAGGAAAGTTGGCGGTGCTTTGGGGTGGAAATTACTTCCATTTGCCGCCTTCAAGATGTTTCTTAATTTGGGACAAAACAATACACGGAAACAGCTATGCAGATTGTGAGTTTGCGTGGACAAACATGAATGCAAACGCTCGAATTAAGGCGCTGAATATGGTTGCCGCGAACATGGATGGTCGCGTACATCCAACGCAAAAGCCACTTGATTTAATGCGCTGGTGCATTGACAAATGCAAACCTGACCCGCAAACTATCCTAGACCCATTCATGGGTAGCGGCACAACAGGCGTGGCGGCTATCCAGTTAGGGCGTAAGTTCATTGGCATTGAACGCGAACCCAAATACTTTGACATTGCCTGCAAGCGGATAGAGCAGGCAGCGGCGCAAGGTAAGTTGTTTGAGCCAGAGCCAATAAAGCAAGTTCAGGAATCCCTTTATGTCTAACCTCAACTTTAGCCTCTTGCCGTGGCAGCAGGAGGTGTTTACGGATACCACCAGGTTCAAGGTTATCGCTGCGGGGCGGCGTTGCGGTAAATCTAGGCTGGCGGCTACTACGTTGATTATTGAAGGGTTGAGGTGTCCACCTGGCTCGGCGGTGTTATATGTGAGTCCGACTATGGGTCAGTCGAGGCAGATTATCTGGGATTTATTATTAGAGTTAGGCAGAGAGGTAATACAGGGTTCGCACGTTAATAATTTAGATATTACGTTGATTAATGGTGCGCGGATATATGTGCGCGGTGCGGATAGACCTGATACTTTGCGTGGAGTATCTCTTACTTATGCAGTATTAGATGAGGTGGCTGACATTAAGCCCGAGGCGTGGGAACAGGTTATTCGTGCGTCTTTGTCTGACAAGAAGGGACGGGCCATGTTTATTGGTACGCCCAAGGGTAGGAACTGGTTTTATGATTTATGGAACTTGGGTCAGGATGAGAAGGATAAGGATTGGAAGTCCTGGCACTTTACTACGGCTGATAACCCGTTGATTGACCCAGATGAGATTGAGTCGGCTAAGAAGACGCTTTCCACGTTTTCGTTTAAGCAAGAGTACATGGCGAGTTTTTCCAATGCTGGCGCGGACGTATTTAAGGAGGAATGGATTAAGTACGGGGTGGAGCCTGAGTTTGGGAGTTACTTTATAGCGATTGACTTGGCGGGGTTTGAGGAAGTTGCCAAGCAAGCGGCTAACGCTAAGAAGCGGCTGGACGAGTCGGCTATTTGCGTGGTAAAGGTGACTGATGACGGGAAGTGGTTTGTCAAGGAGATTGAGCATGGTAGGTGGGATATACGGGAGACTTCGGCAAAGATACTGATGAAGATGCGGGACTATCGGCCTCTTAGCGTGGGGATTGAGCGGGGGGCGCTGAAGAATGCGGTGCTGCCGTATTTGTCGGATTTAATGCGTAAGAGCAATGTGTACTCGCACATTGTTGATTTGACTCATGGGAACCGTAAGAAAACCGATAGAATCATCTGGTCGTTACAGGGACGCTTTGAGCATGGGCGGGTTATCCTTAATTCGGAAGAAAAGTGGGATGACTTTGTTGACCAGTTATTGATGTTTCCTTCTCAGGGCGTTCATGATGATCTGCCCGATGCGCTTTCTTACATGGATCAGTTGGCTGTGACCAGCTACTTTGAGGAGGCCGAGGACGAGTGGGAGCCGATGGACATAATTGCGGGGATTTGATATGGGATTATTTGATCGATTGATGCAGCCCCAGGCAGCACCAAGGCGTAATCTTATGGACACGCAGATGGTGCGCCGACCTAGCGAGTCGTATCTGCGCCAGGATTACCCTACCGTTTACGGCGCACTTGGCGGTTTGTTTGGTACTGCGCCAGATCAGTTTGAAGGCAGCGTACTCGATCCTAGTACCGCTGCGGTGCGTCGAGGCGCTGAGTACGGGTTCCCTGTTGGTACTGCGCTTGCGATGCTGCCTGCTGCTGGATTGACCAAAGGTTTGCCTGTGGGGATGGGGATTAAGGATGTGGGGTCAAAATTTAATGTTGCATCAAAAGATGCCTCTGAAATTTTTGGCGCTGGATCGGCAAGGTTTAAGTACACAGAGCCAAACAGCGGTAGTTCAATAGAGGTTCTTCGCAAGTCTGACGGGTCTGCATCTGTTCTTAGTTTGGAAGTTCCTGAAAAATTTAGGGGTATGAAGATTGGTGAAAGTTTGCAGGCGCAAGTTATGCAAGATTTTCCAGTGTTGCAGGGTCAAGTATCATCAAAAGCGGCGGCAAAAACAGCATATCGTCTTGGGCGTAGACCACCAAACCAGCCAGATGCATCACTTGATGAAGTTTATAAAATCATGGATGAGTATTCGTCTGTCAATCTAGTTTCACCTGCTATGCAAAGACAGGTGTTTATGCCAACCCAAGCCCCCCAACAAGCAGCCTTAGACCTAGCCCAACAACGCGCTGCATTGCCAGTTAGTCAAGGTGGGTTGGGATTGCCTGCTGGCAATACGGCAGAGCAAAGGGCAGCGGCGATGGGGTTTGATACTGATGCGTATCATGGGACAGCATCAAAAGATATTCAAAAATTTATGCCTGAAGGGGGTACACCTGAGGGTGATAAAACCCTTGAATGGTATAAAAACAGGCAAGCACAGAATCAACCCGTTGGATATATGTCGTTTAGAAGTGGTAGTTTTTTTAGTCCAAAAGCCGAGTACGCTGGTAGCTATGCGCCAGAGGGTACTGGCGTGATGTACCCTGTAAATCTAAGGATGGAAAACCCATTGAGTCTGTTGCCAAATGCTCAGGGTCGTTATAGTGCGACCAATGCTCCAGATACCAACAAAACAATTGATGCAATGATTTTGCAAGACTCTCTTGACAAATCAATAAACGAAATTGCAATTATTAACCCTGATCAAATCCGTTCCCGCTTTGCCGCATTTGACCCATTCCGTAGGAGTGCTGCCATTGCCGCGACTATGGGAGTTGCTGCACCTGATTTGTTAGCCAATGAGTTAGACTACCCCAGCAACCCCATGTATACAGACCCTTTGGGGTATTCGATAAGGTAAATCATGGACATCTTGAAACAAAACGATTTCGAAGAACCGACAGAGAGCGATAAAGAGCTTACGGACTTTGTTGTTAGCCACTGTGACCGTTGGCGCGACTACCGCGACACTAATTTTCTTCCAAAATATTTAGAGTACGAGCGTATTTTTCGTGGTGAATGGGCTGCGGAGGACAAGACGCGAGATTCTGAGCGTTCGCGCATAGTTACACCGGCAACTCAGCAGGCCGTTGAGACTCGCCACGCTGAGATTATGGAGGCGATCTTTGGTCAGGGTGATTTCTTTGATATTGAGGATGACCTAAAGGATATAAACGGCAATCCTATGGACGTTGAGGCGCTAAAGGCGCAGTTGATGGAGGATTTCAAGCAGGACAAGATCAGGAAATCCATTGACCAGATCGAGTTGATGGCTGAAATCTACGGAACTGGCATTGGCGAGATTGTGGTGAAGACCGAGAAGGTCTTTGAGCCAGCGACTCAGGCAATACCAGGGCAAACGGGGCAAGCTGCTATTGGTGTGGTGGAGAAAAGCCGCATTGCAATCAAAATCATTCCGGTAAATCCCAAGAATTTCTTGTATGACCCTAATGGGACAAGCATTGATGATTGCATGGGTGTGGCAATTGAGAAATTTGTGGGGATTCAAAAGATTGTTGAGGGTATGGAGAAGGGCATCTACCGCAAGGTGGACATTGGCACAGACTCTGATGACAATGATTTAGAGCCAACGCAAGAAGTTACGCAATACCGTGATGACAAGGTTCGGCTGCTGACGTATTACGGTCTGGTGCCTAGGGAATATCTAAAGCAGCTAGAGAATGAGGGTGGAGAGGTCGTAGACTTGTTCCCAGAGGACTCGGTTGCTGATGATTACGCCGACATGGTGGAGGCCATTGTCGTGATCGCCAATGAGGGGTTGCTACTCAAGGCAGAAGAAAATCCTTACATGATGAAGGATAGACCCGTCATTGCGTACCAAGATGACACTGTGCCTAATCGTTTGTTGGGTAGGGGTACGGTGGAGAAATCCTACAATATGCAAAAGGCTATTGACGCGCAAGTGCGTAGCCATTTGGACTCATTGGCGCTGACCACCAGCCCCATGATGGGGATGGATGCAACACGGTTGCCTCGCGGCGCTAAGTTTGAGGTGAAGCCTGGTAAGGCGTTCTTGGTTAACGGCAATCCTTCCGAGATTTTGTACCCGTTCAAGTTTGGCGAGACAAGTCTAAACAATCTGAACACGGCAAAAGAGTTTGAACGGATGTTGTTACAGGCCACTGGCACTATGGATAGCCAGGGCATGGTTAGCAATGGCAACCGCGATGGTGCTGGGATGTCGATGGCGGTGGCTACGATCATCAAGAAGTACAAGCGGACGCTGGTGAACTTCCAAGAAGACTTCCTGATTCCGTTCATTCAAAAGGCATCGTTTAGATATATGCAGTTTGACTCAGAGCGTTATCCTTCTGTTGACATGAAGTTCATTGCAACGGCAACGCTGGGTATTATTGCGCGTGAGTACGAACAACAGCAGTTCATTGGCTTGCTTCAGACCTTGGGGCCGAATACGCCGGTATTGCCGTTGATCTTGAAGGGCATCTTGAACAACTCTAGTTTGAGCAACCGTTATGAGTTGATGGCTGCATTGGATCAGATGAGCCAGCCCAATCCAGAGGCCAAGCAGATGCAGGATATGCAGCAGCAATTGGCTTTGCAAGCGGCGCAGGCGCAGATTGCTGTTAGCACTACGCAGGCCGAACAGAATCGGGCAGAGGCGCAGAAGTTATCGGTGGAAACGCAGTTGATGCCGCAAGAGATGCAGGCCAAGGTGCTGGCTTCTGCAACTAAGAATTTACCGGCGGGTAATGAGAGCAATGAGTTTGACAAGCGGGTGAAGATTGCAGAGTTAATGCTCAAAGAAGCGGACATCAAGAACAAATCTAAGATCGTAGAGTTGCAAATGAACAACGCCAAGAGCAATGTAGTGGATATGGAAAACCAGTTTCTTGAAAAACTAGCAACGGAGTTGAATTATGGCAATTGATAAAATCTTTAACGATGCTAATGTTGATGGCATTGCCGACAACATCTTTGGTGCTGTCAACAACTCTGTTTCTGAGGTAAAGCAGATGCAGCAGCGCAAGGCTGCTGAGAATGTTCAGATGGTGGTTGAGGCGTTCAAGAAAATTGAAACCAACATCACCGAGAAGTTTGACAACGTAACCGATGTTATTGAAAAGCGGGTATCTAGCATCAAAGATGGTCGCGATGGTTCAAGCGGCAGCGATGGGCGCAACGGCAAGGACGGGCGTAACGGTAAAGATGGACTAAACGGTAAACAAGGTTTGCCAGGGACACCTGGCAGGGACGGCGTTGACGGTGTTGATGGCGTATCAGTTACTGATGCAAACATTGACTTTGATGGTTCGCTGGTTATTAGCCTGTCCTCTGGTCAGCAAATCAATGTGGGCGAGGTTGTATCACCAGACTTGGCCGATAAGATTCAAGTCATCTCTACCATGTCCACCAATGGGGCAGTGGGTATTAAGGATGAGGGCAGTTCAATCTCTACGGGTGTGAAGATAATCAACTTTGTTGGAGCCGGTGTTACTGCCACGAATTCTGGTGATGATGTCACTGTCAACGTGAGTTCGGGTACGGGTACTGTTACAAGTGTGGCGGCAACCGTACCGGCGTTTTTGTCTGTTTCTGGTTCTCCAATTACCACCACTGGGACATTGGCAATCAGCTTATCTGGCACAGCATTGCCGGTGGCTAACGGCGGTACGGGCGTTACTACTAGCACGGGCACAACCAATGTTGTGCTATCAAACTCTCCTACGCTAGTAACTCCTGCACTCGGCACACCCTCTAGCGGTGTAGTCACCAATCTGACCGGCACAGCCTCAATCAACATCAACGGCACAGTAGGCGCTACGACACCTGCCACGGGTGCGTTTACTACTGTAAATGCGACTACGGCAGCAAATGCCGCAAACATCATTGCAACTAACACACTTACAACAGCGCAAACAGGAAATATCAGCGCAGTAAACAATGCAAGCGTCCCTATCAACATAGGGGTATTTGGGTCAACAGCCGGAACATTTGGTAATACGTCGGCATCAACTGCTTTTTTGTCTACTACTGCTTCCAGTCTGGCTATCAACGCGCAAAACGCAAGTGGTACGGTAAACATAGGGGTTGGTACTACACCTGCAACTGTAGGGGCGTTCTCCTCCACCGGCCTAGCAGTCACCGGGACGCTGAGTGCTACGGGTGCTGGCTCAATTCAAGGTCTTACCGTGGGCCTTGGTGCAGGTGCTGTAAACACTAATACTGCGATAGGTACTACGGCATTGTCATCAAATACAACTGGCTCATCAAATACCGCAATAGGTTTTAGGTCGCAATTTACAGAAACAACGGCAACAGGTAATACATCTGTTGGTCAAGATTCTTTATATGCAAACAATGGTTCTTATAACACTGCTGTTGGCTTGCAGTCTCTTTTAAACAACACCACAGCCTCTGCAATCACAGCCGTAGGCTATCAAGCAGGATACGCAAATACAACTGG